TAATTGTCCAAGCGATCTTGCGCAGTATGATTTTCTACGTTTAGCAGCTTTTGATCCTGGTTTCACTTTACCAGTCACGGCTGTTTTTAGTTTAGAGCCAGGATTTAATCTTCTATAGGCTTTGACCCCGGCTTCTGTCATGCCCGCTCCAGACTTTGTAGGTCTAAAGTTTTTTTTATTTCTTGCAGGCATAGTGCCCTTTGAAAAATTTTTTCTCATTACGCTGTTTTCTTTTTCTTTGCGAATGTTGCAGCTCTACTAGGTGTAGGGCCTGTATTTGCTTTTGCTTGTTTTCTCTTTACGGCACCCGCACGCTGCCCTTTGGACATCGCTCTTGCTTTTGCAATAGGCACGCATTTTGGATAATTTTTTCTTTTTTCGCCACCACTTCTTCCACACTTCGGGTATGAGCCATCTGATTTTTTGTTTGCAATATCGACCCAATTTTGTCTGACCCACTCTCTAAGTCCCCCACCTTTTGAATAATATGTTCGCATTACGAATTCTTTCCGTAAGCTCTTCCTCTACCTTTTTTAGCTAACTTACAACCTTTTGAACCAGCTTTAAGTCCTATTCTTCCACCATCTTTTTTTCTTTGAGGTCTAACAGAAGGATTTTCAAATTTAAAAGGTTCACGTTTAAATTTCTTTTTAGGTTTTTCTAATGGATTAGGATCTGGGTTTATACGTTCCATTTTAAATGGTTTAGCTTTACCTTTTGGATCAACCGGTTTCTGTTCTTCTTTTTCCATTTTACTTTTAAAAGCTTTAACAGCTTTTGATGCAGCTTCTTTAGTCATACCAAGCGGGGTAAATTTCATCCCTTTTTTTAAAATATCTTTTACACCAGGTCCTGTTGTATCTGGTTTTTCTTTTGTGCTTGAACCTGTTACTTTTGCCATTATACTTGTCCTCCTTTTAAGTATCTCATTCTAGTCATATCCATAACTCCACCACCCATAGCTTTTTTTCTTTTCTTTTTGCCACCGGGTGTGACTTTACCAGAACAAACTGCAGAAGCGTACATGTTAGCATATGCCGACGGGTACACTTTGAATTTTCGCTTCGCTGCGGCTTTACCTCTAGGGCATAATTTTGCCATTATGCTTTACCACCTTTTCTCATAGCTTTGCCACCTTTTCTAGCAACCATTCTATCTGGATTGTATCCAAATTTTTTTGCTAGGGCTTTTCCTTTTGCTCCAGACTTAGCTAATTTTGCTAGTCCTTTGTTTTTACTTTTACTTATTGGTTTTCCAGACATTATTTATCTCCTTTTAGTTTTTCAGTATTAGATTTAGTTTTTCTATTAGTAGTTGCAAATGTAAAATCATTTCCTTTGAAAGCTTTATTTTTACTTTCAAATAAAGTTTGTTTTAATTTTGCACCAGAGGCTTTTGTTTTTTGAGTTGCAATGGCTAATCTACTTTTAGCTTTATCTAATTTTGTCTTATTAACTTTTGGTCCAACTCCTACAATAGAACCAAATTTTTTTCCACCTGCTTTTACAAAACTAAATATACCCATTATTTTTTTCCTCCGTTTCTAAAAATTTGTGTACCCTTTATACCATATATCGACGCTACGACAAGAATCCAGAGGTTTGTGAACCATGACGGGAGCTGCGAGAACATTTCGAAAAACAATTTTACCTTGTCCATCGCACTTGGATCGTCCGATATGACTGCCCAAGCGAGCACCACCACGGGCAAACTAAGAATTATCAAAACTGCCTCGTCTTTCCAATCTGATTGACGAGCTTCTAGCAATTTACCCTGGTAAGCTTCTTGACCACGAGCCATTTTTTCTGCATGCATCAATTGTGCATCAGACATTGCCATTTTCGTCTTCTGTTTGTTAGCGTAAATTTTACTTCCTGCAGAGACGGCTAATTTAATTGCCTGAAACCACATAATTAGTACGCTTTAGAGTTTCTTTTCTTTTCTGCTAACATTCTTTTCTGACCGCCAACTGGCATTTCAGGTTTTCCTGTAGCAATATAGTTAAAAGCGCCATCTGCAGTTGTTTTTGATCTAGGATCAACCTCGATACTTTGTTCTGCAACTTTGACGTCTTTTATTTTGTCTAGTCTTTGCATTTATGCTCCTTTTTTTACTCCTTTTATAACACCTTTATTCTTAGATGCATAGAATATCTTTTCGCCCTTCTTTTTGCCGTATTGTTTTTTCATAGATTTCATAATTTTCTTACCTTTTTTGTTTAATGCCATATTAATCGTCTATTTTTATTGCTGCTTGCTTGACACCAGTCTTTGCAAGACTAACTCCGGCCCTTAATTTAGCTAAATCTTCATTTTGATCTATTTTATCTTCTGCAATTTCTTGCGCTTGTACTAATTTTGCTTTATTTAGCTCTTGATTTGCTTCATCAGCCTTCTTTTTACGTTCATTTTCCATCGCTCTAAGGTCAACTTCACGTGATTTTAATTTTAAAAGAGGATCAGAGTCAAATTGTGATGTAATTTCCTTCTCTTCTTTCATAAATTCCTCTGTCATTTCTGCAATCAACACAGATTTTCTTGCTTCTATCTGATTTGTCATCGATTGTAGCTGTTGTTGGACTTGTGGATTCATTGCAGCCATCTGTTGCATCTGCATCATCTCTTGAATTTGCTCTCTAAACTCTAATTGCACCTGTTCTTGTGCCATTAAACTAATATGTTCAAGTATATTTTTTTGTATCGCTGCCATAACCGCAGGATTATTTCTTACAATGTTAGTTGACATAAAATTTAAGTGAGCTGTGATGTGTGCTCTGTGGTCTTGACCAGGAAAAGCTTGAAAAGGTTTACCTGCCAACGCATTAATGTGTTCCATACTTGGATCCATCGGCGCATTTGGTGCAGGGGGTGGTAATATTGCATCAACATTTTTCACACCGATCGCTTCATACATGTTTCTATAAACTTGATACAAATTATGTAGCTGTGGTTGTGATGTTGCAAGTTGTAATTCTGTTTGTGCCATCGTAATTCTTTGTGACATAGAAAAAATATTTGGATCTGCAACTGGCACGACATCTATTCTGTCGTCAAAGTCTGCTTGTTTTACATTTCTTTGTCCACCAACGACATCGTAAGGATATTCTGGTGGTAAATATTGTGCAACAACTTTTGCTAAAATTTTAAATTCATCTTTCATTGCTGCATAACATCTTTTGTGTATTGCAGACATAACTCTTGAGCCACGTTCTAATAATGCAATCGTTGTTCCAACAGCTGCATTTTGTTTTGTTTCTCCCATTTGCATATCAGCTATCGATGCAAATCTTTGACCTGCTTGAACAACAACACCTAATAATTGTAATAGTGTTGGTGATGGTTCTTTGTATGGTAATGGAAAGAAAGCATCTCGTAAACTACCACCTGGTGCATCTACATCTTTAAATTCACCTGGTTGTATTGGAGCTGCTTCATCTCTAACTCTTACGCCTCTTTGTTTAAATCCTGCAGGTAAGTTAGCTAGTGTTCCTGCATCTAGCAACTGACGGAGAGCCGTAGTTGCTGTACGGCTCAATCCGCCAATCATGTGAATGAGTCCAAAGCCATAAAATCCTAGTCCTGGCAGAAATTTGAAGTGGACAAAATATTGGATCTTATTTTTCTTTAGATCATTGGGCGCATAGTTCCTTCTAATAGAAAGAACTGTTCGGCTACCTTCTTCGACAGTTACGATGTAAGGTAATTTTATTCCTGTTGGTTGATTATCAGCACCAACATCTTCGAAACCTTCTAAGTCTAAATTTACATGACACTCTAACAAAGTATAAATTGGTTCTGGCTTACCAGATTTTTTTGTGCCATCTAACTCTCTTTCTTTTTTCTCAACGTCATTTTGAGTTGTGTTACTTGGTGGAGCTAACTCTACGTCAGCATAAAAACCATTCACTTGTTGTTTACGTAATTCATTTTCTGACATTTTAATTACGTGTATTACTGATTCCGCATCATCCAAACTTGTTGCCGTATACGGCACGACCAGCTCATCTGCTGGTACAAACTTTGATACCACTCTTCCAAGTGGCACATCATAATAAACTTTTTTAAATGTTGAACCTGCTAATGGTAAATGAAAAAGCATAGAATCAAACTCTGCTTCATACTCTTTCATTTCATCCATGATAAGATAATTCATATAATCTTTTACACGTTGAGCTTGTTGCTCTGTTCCAGGGTTTTTTAAACCAATAACTTGTGTTCTAACTGGCCCATCACTTGGTAGTAATTCTTTGTAAGCTTGTGCTTGAAATTGTGTAACAGCTTCAGCTAACACAGGGTGTGTTGCACCTGAAGCTCCTTGAAAAGGTTCTGTTCTACTTTCATATTTAAATCCTAAAAGATCTAATCCCTCTGTGTAAGATTTTTCCCAATCTTTTCTTGAAGCTTTGTAGTCCATATAATTATTAACTAGATCGCCACCGATTGGTTCTAAAATATCTTCTGGTAATATATCTGCTAGATTATCAAAATGATTTTCTGTGCCCGGTACATTTATAGCTCCCGGTTCAAAATCTAAAATCGCGCCGCCGTCTTCTTCTGGTATTACTTCAACGGGACCTTTCTCTGTTTCTTCCTGAACATTAACATCAGTCATCTCCTCTTCAGAAGGTAATTCAACTTTAGTTCTTGTGTTCGGGAGTCCTTTATCTATTTCTGCCATTTAATACTCCTATCCTTTAATACCACGTTTTAATAGTCCTGACAAGCCTTGTGAATCTGGATTCATAGATCTCACTTGTGGACCTTTATCTATACCACCAGATAACCCTGCAATACCACCACCTGCTAGATTAGCAACTCCACCAAAATCTCCTATCTGTTGTGTTTTAAGTTCATCTGGTATTTGACCTATTTCTAATGATTCTCTATCAGCTTGTTTTTGTAAAAGGTCTAATTGTGCAGGGCTGTAGAAACCTGTGCCAAACAAATCTTTAAGTGGTCCTAAAATTTTTCTATCGTAGTTCATTCTATTTTGCATTTTTTGTGCATCAAACACTTCTTCTTTAGCTGCAAAGGCTTGTTGCTCTGGAGAGCCAAATTTTATAATATCAAAAATATTTTTTCCAAACATAGGCTCTGCCCTAATTTGAGATCGTTCAAATTCTTTTTCCGCCTTTATTTCATCTTTAGCAGAGTATGTTGGAACTAACGTGTCAGGATCAAAAGTCTCATCTTTTTTAATTAGTTGAAGATTTTTATATTTGTTCATTAGATCATTATATTTTTGTTTAGCGCTTACATAATCAGCAGCCAGTCCTTGAGTATCGCTTCCTAAAATCATTCTATCTCTATCTGTTTCTTTTTCTAATTGTTTTCTTTCATCTGTTGGCATTGCATATTTAATTAAAGATTTAGATAATGCCTCTTTGTATGTATCTCCTCCATCTAACATATTGTTAGCCATAAAAGCTCCATCAATAACAACCTCACCTGCAAGTCCATATGGACCTAGTAAACTTGTTAAGGTTGCCCCTGTACCTACTCTAGTAACTGCTTTTATTTTTCGTGCAGTTTTTTTGGCTTGTGCATCATTCATGTTTCCTGATTGAAGTTGTTTTGCTTCTGATATTAAACC